CGGGTTTAACTCTATGCCACACAAATGAAGGAAATACAATAATAGAACCTTTTGGTAATATCTCTTTACATTGTATTCTATGCTTCGATTCATCTCGCATATGTGGGTCATAGTTTCTAAAATCAAATTCTAATTCACCACCTTTATATTCTGAACCATCTGTTAACTGACAAGTCATAGATAGTTTTCGAATTTTTCCGTGATCTGGTTTACCTGGTCTATCATAAGGTTTATCCCAACTATCACAATGCCAATCGTAATATTGATTTAATTTATATTTGGTAAACTGACAAGATTCAGATCTTTCCCATTCAAAATTCCAACCAGCGTTTTTATTTGCTTTGTGTACGTATGGATGTAATTCTTTATATATCCAAGTATCATTGAGCCATACCAAATCAGAATTTCTTTTTCTTTTTAAATCTAACACTTCTTGCTTGTTTAATTTTCTGTCACCATAACCACCTGTTCTAGCCATAACTTCTTTTTGTTCGTTAGCGTATTTAATAACTTCATCACAAAATTTAGGTGTAAGAACACCACTAAAATACCAATAGTAATTAGATATATTCATATGTTATAGTTTGTACAAAATTTAAACTATCCTTTTGATTATTAGTTAAATAATACATATTAGTTGATGGAAACATAATGAATCTGTTATTTAAAAGTGGTATGTTCCAGGATCTACCTTTACGTCTATTATCTTCAAAGTTTATTCTAACATTACAATCTTTAACTTTGACCCCATATAATAATGTAAAATCTGGTGAGTTAAGTAAATCTACTGGATCTATGTTAATTAATGGAATTGTAGTTTCCGCAGGTTTATAGATGTTACCCCACGTTTCTTTGTTAATTAGATTGATACCATATTCAAGACCAATGTGATCTCGCATATATGTATTCAACATATCCCAAGTTCGTGAGAAGGGAAATTCTTTGTTTTGAATTTGTGATTGTAGAATGTCGCCTGATAATTTATCTCGATCAATGTCCCAATCTTTGGGCATTGCTACATCACCGTAATATAAACTTACTTCTGATAATACTTTCTTCTGCATACCACCACCATTTTTAATCTATGCGTTTTGATCTGTCAAATCCCAAGATTGATTATCTTCATTCCAAACGTAATGCCATCTGTGAGTGGCTGGAGTATTTTCATCTGCAGGTGTATTTTGAGCTTCTTGTTCTGCAGTTAATGCAGGAGCATCACCGATAGGTGATTGCCATTGTGCAGTTGTAGTATTTTTTACCCAAGATGCATAAGGTTTTTTAGGCCAAAAGATTTGATTATCTTCATCCCATTCATAACCTATACCTGCGTAATTACCTCTTAAAGGTGTTCCGCCATCTTTATGTTGATTGCTTTGTGTATTGTAAGAAGTTTGAATCCACATTTGTGCAGGCCAATTATTATGAGTCTCTAAATATTGTTGACCTACTGATTCATCCTCAACACCATCAGCATTTAACATATCTTTATTATCAAGTGTTAATACTTGAATAACTTTTCCGTTTGCTCCTAGTTTTGCAAAATGTGCCATAATATTCTCCTTATATATTAATTTTAAACATCATTCAACCTACTGAAATTTGTATCTTATAATTACTATTCCAGAACCGCCATTTCCACCTAATTGACCAGAGTTTGTTCCTGGAGTACCTCTTGATCCACCGCCGCCACCACCACCAGTGTTAGCAACTCCAGCTTGACCATTTCCTGGAGATCCACCTGGTCCTGGTCCTGCATCTCCACCACCACCTACACCTCCAACACCATTACTTCCACCTGCAGCTTCAAATCCTCCACCGCCGCCACCAGCAAAATATCTCGCACCACAAACTGGACCTGCCTCACCATTAGATCCAGCAAAACCTGTTCCAAGAACAAATGAACCAGCTCCTCCAGCACCACCAGAGCCTGAACCATTACTACCAGCACATGCAGCACCGCCACCGCCACCTGCTCCTCTAGCAACTGGACCTTGTGATCCAGTTCCACCGTCTTGACCTTGAGCGGGAGTAACGGGAGGGGTATTGCCTGACCCACCTGCAGAAGTTGATCCTGGAGTTTCACCACCTCCACCTGAACCTGATCCACCATTTATTCCAGCAGTAGCTGCTTGAACACCTCCACCACCACCGGCAGATGTAATTGAATCAAAACTTGAAGCACCACCATTTGTGCCAGGAGGACTGGTTGGATCTGGTGCTGTGCCTCCTGCTCCAACAACTATTGGATATGCTTGTGCTGTAACTGTGATACCTGTTGGATTTGCTAATGGTGAAGTCAAAGGTGCTGGCATACAAGTGTCATTAGACATTCTAAATCCTCCTGCTCCTGCTCCACTTCCTGCAGCTCCTGTAGCACCGCCACCACCTGCAACTACTAAATAATCTACCACGTTGTTTGCAGAACAGCTAGCAAGTGATGATACAGTAAATGATCCTGGTCCTGTAAATGTATGAATTTTAAAATTTCCACTACAAGTAACAGTTCCTCCTGTTGCAGTTATAAAACTTTCTCCAACAAATCCTTCACCTTCTTCTACTGCTAACCAACCTTTTGTTGAATCAGCATAAACTAAAGTTAAACTTAAATTATTTGTTTTTGCTGTAAAATCTCCAGCATTACCATTTAAATTAGAACCACCTCTACCTATAGTTAAATTAGCTGATGCAAAATTACTTGCATAATCTTTAATAGCTACAATATCACCAACCGAAGGTGAACTTGGTAAATTAACTGTAAATGCTCCAACACTTGCTGTGTCACAAAAATATCCTTCTCCTGATGCGGCCGTGAATGTTGCTGTTTTAATTGAGGTTTGCCAATTTACAGAACCCTCTCTTCCGAAACCTGTCTGCGTTCCATTGTTCGTGATTGTAACACCAGAAGGAATTGTAAATGTATCTCCACTATCTCCTAATGTGGTTGTACCACACGCTGTTCTTGGACTAATTTTATTTACTTTTATTTCACTCATAATTTACCTAATTTTGATATTTGTATCTAATAATAACTATTCCAGATCCACCATTCAATCCAGCGTATCCTGCTGGGTCTGGTGTTAATGGACTTGGAGCTGCGTTTTGACTATCTCCTCCGTCTCCTGTATTTGCTGCTGCATTTGTTCCTGCTGACCAAGAACTAGGATTAAATGGAGAATAAAATCCACCAGTTGAATAAGTTACAGGTGAAGCTGATATACAAGAAGTAGCTCCTGTTCCTCCAGTAGTTGCAGTTGGAGTAGTTCCTGGACCTGGACTTGTGCTTCCTGCACCTGTTGCACCACCTCCAGAACCACCTAATGTAGCTCCTGCTGACGAACCTGCACCACCATTATTTCCTTGTGGTGGATTTGTTGGTGGAGTATTTCCTGATCCAGCTGATCCTCCAGAACCAGCCCCACCACCTCCAGAACCACCATTAAAACCTGTTGAAGAATTAGGACCACTGCTAGGATTTCCACCGCCACCACCCCCAGCAGCTGTTATCGTTGTTGATAAAGACGCTACTGAATTAGTTCCTGATGTTGCCGCAGTGCAACCATTTTTAGTTCCACCAGTTCCTCCTGCACCAATAGTAATTGGATAAGCGGCAACAGGTGCTGGTAAAGAAACAGCAGGTGCTGCTCCCAATGGGGATGCTGTATAACAACCTGAAGCACCGCCAGGCGAAGCTCTAAAACCTCCAGCTCCACCACCACCACCACCTTGAATATGTTTGTGATTACCACCAGATCCTCCACCACCAGCGACCACAATATAGTCTATTAAATTAGATCCTGTTCCACTACCTGGAGCAGCAGATCCTGCAGAAGTTACACAAAAAGTTCCTGGACCTGTAAATGTATGAATTCTAAAATTACCTGAGTTAGTTATAGTTCCTCCAGTTGCTGTAACATATGGACTAATACCTGTTTCTGTAGAAGTTGCATTTTGAACATTAATCCAACCTTGAGTAGAATCAATATAAACTAAAGTTATCGCTTGTCCTACATCACTTAAAGTTGCATCTGAAGCTACTCCACCAATTTTTTCTGATCCATTTGGAGAAACTATGCAGTTTGCAGTTGAAAAATTTCTAGCATAATCTGATATAGCAACAATTGCTCCAGCAGAACCTGCTGGTAAATTTACAGTTACAGCTCCACTAGATGTATCAACAAAATAACCTTCACCATCAGCTGCTGTAAATGTAGATGTTTTTTTAGTTGTCTGCCAATTAACAGTGCCAGTTCTTCCGAACCCTGATTGAGATGCACCTGATGCAAGAGTAACGGTATCACCACTTGCACCAATAGTTATTGTATTGCTTGACTCTTTTATAATGTCCGCTCCACATGTGTTTTGTATGTTGTTTACTTTAATTGTACTTGTCATAATTATTGAAATTTATACCTTATTATTACTATCCCGGAGCCACCATTTTGTCCATGATTAGGACTAGCGGCACCTCCACTACCACCACCGCCACCACCAGTGTTTGCAGTTCCAGCAGTTCCTGTGGCAGGATTATTTCCTCCTGTTCCACCACCTCCTGGTGTTGATCCACCACCACTTGTACCACAAGCGTTAGAACCTCCGCCACCACCACTCGCTCTTGCAGTTGGTGTTCCATTAATTGAAGTTGTAGCTGCTGCTCCGCCAGCTCCAGTTCCTGGATGACCAGGCTGTCCTGCTCCAGTTGCACCACCACCTCCACCACCTACAAATTTTGGACCTGATCCTGGACCTGTTGGTCCTCCAGCATTTCCTTGAGGTGGACTTACTGGTGGAGTATTACCAGCTCCTCCAGATGTTGATGTATTAGCTCTTGATCCACCACCTGAACCTCCAGCTACTCCTGCTTGTGGACTTGTTCCAGTTCCACCACCACCACCTCCAGCGGATGTTATTGTAGAAAAAGTTGAAGC